CCGAGCCGGTATACAATTAATACAACATCTACAGGTTTTTCGATCACAAATAATTCAAGTAGCACACAAACTGCTCAGCTTCTCGCATTAAGGATAGGGTAATGGGATTTGGAATAAAAATAACAGGAGCAGACGGCACAAATAATGCAAATACCTTTATAGTTCAAGACACAGATTTGAACATGATAAACTATCAAATTGTCGCTCAAGGTGCTGCAAGCTCTTATACGGCTAGTAGCGGAGATTTGGTTTTTATAAATGGAAACTACTCAGGAACACAAGGACATCCTATATGTGTTCAAACTACAAGTGGTAATGTAAAGAATTTTCAAAAGGTATCCTTTAGTGGAAACGTAGGGCAACATTTATCAAATATAAGTGTAACAGCAGCAACTTGTAATTATGTCGTACTTCGAAAAGCAAATGTTGCTTCAAATTCCGGAGGAAACTATGGAATACAGCTATTTACTTCAAGTGGAACAGTTGCTTTCGATAGTCGAAGAATAACTGTAAATGATTCTTTTGTAATGTTAGAATCAAAAGCCCCTCGAAGTGTAAGTGGAAATAACGGACAAATTACAACATATGGAGATCGTTACTTAGAAGTAGATGCATTATTTTCTTTAGTGGTTCCAGGAGGACTTGCAGAAGCAAGTGT